GGGGCGCGGGGAACCCCCCAATCCTTCCATCCCCGCGCTCCGACACCCGGAGCCGCCGGCCGTTCAGTGACGAGCCTGTCGGTCGGCGGCTCCGCCCAATTCACGTGAAACACTGGAGCTACGGATGCAGACGAGCCAATTCCGCCACCCCGACGACGCGCTGGTGGCGACCTTTCGCAACATGGCGCTGAAGAACGAGGCGCGCAGCGCGACCGAGGGCCGGCCGATCTACGAGGACATCGAGGTGGTCGAGGTGCGCGTGCCCGGCTCGCGCAACTGGACGCCCTACCCGGCCGCCGCGCACTCGCACTGGGAGGTCAACCCGTTCACCGGCGAGCAGACCTCGCGCACCTATATCGAACGCTTCCCGCGCCAATACGCGCAGTTCAAGGCGCAGATGCAGCAGACCAAGACCGGCACGCCGCTCGACCACGCGCCGTTCCTGTCCGAGGGCAAGCGCGCCGAGCTGCGCGCGCAGAACATCTACACGGTCGAGCAGCTCGCGATCATCGACGGGCAGGAGCTGAAGAACCTCGGACCCCACGGCCGCGACTTCAAGAACCAAGCCACCGACTATATCGAGCAGGGCAAGAGCAACGCGCCGAACACGCAGCTGGCGCAGGAGCTGGAGGCGCTGCGCGCGCGCAACGCCGTGCTCGAAGAGGACAACGAGGCGCTGAAGAAGTCCGGCGGCGAGGGCCAGTTCAAGGAGATGACCACCGACCAGATCCGCGACTACGTCACCGCGCACACCGGCCAAGAGCCGATCGGCAACCTGAACCGCAAGGCGCTGGTGCGCATGGCACTGGAAGCGCGACCCGACAAGGCGGCCTGACATGAGCCTGCTGACGGTGGTGAAGGACGTCTGCGCCACCGTCGGCGTGCAGGTGCCGCAGACCGTGTTCGGCGGCATCGCCAACAATCGCACGATGCAGGAGATGCTCGCGCTCGCCAACGAGATGGCGCAGCGTATTTCATTCGACACACGCGACTGGCAGATGCTGCAGACGCAGGCGCTGTTCACTGGCGACGGTGTTGCGGAGCGTTTCCTGCTGCCGGCCGACTTCAAGCGCATGCTGCTGACCGCGAACGTGCGCCGCTCGACCGACACGGTGGCGCCGATGCTGTTCATTCCCGACCTCGACGAGTGGATTGACCGACGCGTGAACAACACGACGGAGGGCCGCGGCGAGTGGATCATCTCCGGCGGCTACATCTGGTTCTGGCCGGTTCTCGGCGTCGGTGTCACGGCGCGCTTTCCCTACCTGCAGCGTAACTGCGTCGCGCTCACCAGCGGCGGCTACGGCGACAGCTTCATGACCGACACCGACAGCTTCCGCCTCGACGAGCGGCTGTTGAAGCTGGGCATGATCTGGCAGTGGAAGGCGCAGAAGGGCTCGCCCTACGCCGAGGACATGGGGAGCTACTCAGACGCGCTGGCCAACGCGATGGGGCATGACGCGCCCGCACCGATCATGATCGACCGCCGGCCGATGTCGCATCACAACCGTGGCGTCGCCTATCCGTGGCCGGTCCCGACATGAGCGCGCACGCCGCCTACCGCCGCCAGCCGGTGCCGGGCAACTACGCGCAGGCGCTCAAGACCGTGACCCTGCCGGCCCCGACCCGCGGGCTCGTGCAGCACGAGAACGACGCCTACATCGGCCCCGGCGCCGCGATCGTGAGCGACAACTGGTTTCCCACCATGAAGGGCGTCAAGCTGCGCGGCGGCTCGACGCGCTACGCCACGCTGCCCGAAGCCGTGCCGGTGATCTCGTCGTTCGAGTACGTCGACACCGCCCAGCACCGCATGTTCGCGGCGCAGGCGACCAAGGTCTACGACGTCACCACCGGCACGCCGGTCGCGATCGCCACCGGGCGCACCAGCGGCAACTACTCCGCGACCGTGCTCGCCAACCTCGGCGGCTACTGGGGCCTCGCGGTCAACGACGCGGGCGACCCGGTGCTGCGCACCAAGGACGGCATCACGTGGGAGGCTCTGGTGCCGCCGGCTGTCCCGGCGGACGGCGCCAGCGCGATCACCGGGCCGGTCGGCACGCCGGTCGAGTTCGGCCGCAACCTGTCCTACGTCTGCAAGTACCGCAACCGGCTGTTCTTCATCGAGAAGCGGTCGATGAACGTCTGGTACCTCGGCGTCGACGCGGTCGGCGGCCTGCTCACCAAGATCCCGATGTCGGGCGCGGCGACGCGCGGCGGCTACCTCATGTTCATGAGCAACTGGTCGATCGACGCCGGCGACGGCATCGACGACAAGCTGGTGGTGGTGACCTCCGAGGGCGAGGCGCTGATCTGGACCGGCAACAATCCCGGCGACAGTGCCAACTGGCGGCAGGAGGGCCGCTACTTCGTCGGCAAGCCGCTCGGGATGAACGCGCACGAGCAGGTCGGCGGCGACCTGCTGATCCTCACCGTCGAGGGCGTCGTGCCGATGAACCAAGTGATCACCAAGTCGGCGGGCGAGATGGAGCTGGCAATGGTCAGCCGTGCCATCAAGCGGATGTGGCGCGAGGAAGTCGCGATCAACACCACCTACCCGTGGACGATCCGGCGCTGGGACGAGTATGGCGGCATCTTCATCACGCTGCCCGGCGGGCGGCCCGGCAACCAGTATTGCCTCGCCATGAACAGCGCCACCGGCGCCTTCGCGCGCGGCGTCGGCTGGGACGCGCTCTGCTTCCTGCGCCAGCGCGCCAATATGTTCTTCGGCACGCGCGACGGGCGCATCATGCAGATGGAGCGCACCGGCTCCGACGACGGCCTTCCTTACGTCGCCACCTTGGTCGGCGGCTGGGAGATGTTTCAGGCGCGCTCGATGATGGTGCACTGGCGGCAGGCGCGCGCGATCTTCACCACCTCGGCGTCAGAGCCGTTCATTCCGCAGCTCGACGCCACCACCGACTACATCGTCGAGATCCCGCCGCCGCCGCAGCCCGGCCCCGATCCAGGACCGGCCGACGTCTGGGACGAGGCCGAGTGGGGTCCCGACATGGGCGGGCCGCCGCCGCCGGTGCCGACCACGCCGCAGCGCGACGCCTACGGCCAGTGGGACCAGCCGGCGCGCAACCGGCCGGCCAATCGCAATACGATGTGGGTGAGCATCGGCAAGACCGGCTTCTCGCACGCGCCGATCGTTCAGGTCACCGTCGCGCAGCAGGCCAAGCCCGACGTCGAGCTGGTCGCGATCGCCGCGATCTTCGAGGTCGCCGGTACCAACGTCTAGGAGGCGGCCCATGTCGGACTACGGCTTCGCATCGCCCCCGACCGGGTGGGGCATCACCCCGGCCGACACCGCCGAGGCACGCCGCCGCGCGATCGTGCAGGCGCTGATCGAGGCGGAGAGCGAGCGCGGCATTCCGCGCGATCCCTACGGCGCCGACGCCGGCGCCGCGCTGGCCGGCGCGCCCGCCGCTCCGTCCGGCTTCCAAGGCTGGGGCGGCAACGTGTTCGGCGACTTCTTCGGCGGCGCGCCTCAGCCCGACAGCGCGAACCCCGAAATCAGCGGACCTCAGGCGGCGCCAGCTCCCGCGCCAGCTCCCGCGCCAGCTCCCGCGCCAGCTCCCGCGCCAGCTCCCGCGCCAGCTCCCGCGCCAGCTCCCGCGCCAGCTCCCGCGCCCGCACCGACGCCCGACAACGATCAGTCGATCAACGACGAGGCGTCGCTCAACGACGCCGCCATCTCGCAGGGCAATCTTGCAGCGTCGACTACGCTCGGCGGGCCTGCCATGACCGGCTTCAGCTCCGGCGTTCTCGGCACGGCCGCGAACACGCCGGGCACGGCCCAGACCGGCGGCCTCATCAGCGCAGGCAATCTCACTAGCGGGCTTAATCAGGACGCTTCGCAGAGCGCGCTGGCCGAACAGGCCGGGATCAACGACATCGGCCTTGGTCTTTCGACGGGCAACCTCAACGCGGACCCCTCGACCAGTGCGCTGGCGAACGAGGCCGGGCTGAGCGACATCTCAGGGCCCAGCGCGTCGCCGGGGCTGGGCAATTCCGCTGCGATGGGCACCGGGCCGCAGGGGCAGGGCCTTGGTCTTGAAGGCAGCGGCTTCAACGCGGGCGGCTACGGTCAGCAGGGCGGTCCCAGTATGGGAACGACCGGAACGCCCGGATTTTCCGGCAACAACGGTCCCGGTGCTGCCTTCTCGCAGGGCTCACCGGACGCGGCGGCCGAAGCGGCTGCAGCAGCGTCGGCGCAAAGCGCGTCGGCGCAAAATGAAGCCGATGCAGCGGCGACATCAGCCGGTCTGGCGTCGGCATCTCAGGGTCTGGCGGCGGCATCGCAGGGTCTGGCGGCGGGCGGCCCGCTGGGCAT